ATGAATATAGTGGGCTGGTATCCACTACTTAGATTGTGTTTCAATAACAGTATTTTTGCCACACCAAATCCACCTGGTTTTCCAGCAATGGCTTACGCGGTATGTAACGAGGGTGTAGTTACTGATGTGGTTGTAACTAATCCAGGCGCAGGATATTTGGCTCCGCCGCAAGTAGACATTGTAGGTAATGGTTCTGGAGCAGTAGTTACTGCCAACATTAGTGGAGATGGTACAGTTACTGGATTCAATGTTGTACACGGTGGTTCTGGCTATTGGCCAATACCTTCTGGCGGCGTTAATCCTGCGGCATATCCGGTACCTCCAGCTAATCAAGGTGCCTTCCCAGTTATTTCGACTGGATATGTTTTGAACATATTATACCGTTAATCGTTGATTTTATCGTTTGAATCTGCTATAATTATAGCATGATTGATGTGATATCTTTTCTCCCTGCGAAACGAAAACAGACTAGTTCCGGCTGGATATCATTTAACGCTCCTTGTTGTATTCATCGGGGCAATAGTCAAGACAAAAGACAGCGTGGCGGCCTAAAACCTATGCCAGAAGGTGGGTGGAGTTATCACTGTTTTAATTGTGGGTACACAGCTAGCTTTGTTTTAGGAAGAAATTTATCATTTAAAGCTCGTAAGTTATTAGAATGGATTGGTGTAGATCAACAAGTAATAGAACAAATTAATATCGAAAGTCTTAGACATCGTACCATGAATGGTATGTTAGAAAGCAATCGAACAATAATTAAGGCAGTAGAATTTGAAGAAAGAGATTTACCCGCAGACTTGGAACTATTGGATCTTGACAATCCGCTACATTTCCCGTATATTGAATACTTAGAAGGTCGTGGAATAGATTGTACGGCATATCCGTATATGGTAAGCCCAGAAGCGGCAGGCAGGTTAAGCAAACAAATTGTAATACCCTTTACACACAAGGGTTTGATGGTAGGTAACTCTGCTAGATATATAGATGGCAGAATGCCTAAATTTATTTCAGATACACAACAGGGATATGTATTTGGAGTTGACTTACAAAAAGATTCATGGCAACACACTATTGTAGTCGAAGGAGTATTCGATGCGCTAGCTATCAATGGGCTAGCCGTATTACATAATGATATTAATTCGACGCAAGCACAAGTGATTAAAAGTTTAGGAAAAACTATTACAGTAGTCCCAGACCAAGATAAGGCTGGCATGGCATTAGTAGATAAAGCAATAGAATTAGGTTGGGCTGTTAGTATTCCAGATTGGCCCACTGGCATTAAGGATGTTAACGATGCTGTGATTTGTATGGGTAAGGTAGCGACACTACTAACTATATTACAATCTAGAGAAACTAACAAATATAAAATTGAAATAAAAAGGAAGCAACTTGTTAAAAGATTATAGTATTGAAGTACAAAAATTATTCTTGGAAATGATGCTCAGTGATGCTGAATCATTTGTGCGAGTTCAAAATATTTACAATCCAGAAAATTTTGACCGTAGTTTGCGAACTGCGGCTGAGTTTGTAAAAATTCACTTTGAAGAGCATGGCTCATTGCCAGTATTACAGCAAATTAATGCGGCAACCGGATCTAAACTAGAAACACTTCCAGAATTACCTGAAGGTAATTTAGATTGGTTTATGGAAGAATTCGAAGGTTTTACTAAGAAAGAAGAACTTAGTAGAGCAATTCTTAAATCATATGATATGTTGGACAAAGGTGATTTTGATCCAGTAGAAAAATTAATTAAAGACGCAGTTCAAATTAGTTTACAAAAAGATATGGGCACAGATTATTTTGCTGATCCGCGAGCTCGTAATGACAAGTACTTTAATAGTGGCGGACAAGTAAGTACTGGCTGGCCAAGTTTAGATAGAATTCTTTATGGTGGATTTAGTCGTGGAGAACTTAACATTTTCGCAGGCGGATCTGGTTCAGGTAAATCGCTTGTTATGATGAATATTGCGTTAGCGTGGTTAGAACAAGGCCTTAGTGGGGCATATATCAGTTTAGAACTTTCAGAAGAGCTAGTTGGATTGCGTACTGATGCGATGCTAGCAGGTATGGGAACTAAAGATATTCGCAAGGATTTAGAAACAGCAGAATTAAAGATTAAAATGTTTGGTAAAAAGTCTGGGCAATATCGTGTTAAGGCATTGCCAGCGCAAAGTAATATTAATGATGTCCGCAGTTACTTAAAAGAAGTACAAGTACAAACAGGCATCAAGATTGACTTTGTAATGGTTGACTACTTGGACTTATTAATGCCAGTAAGTGCTAAAGTGAGCCCAAATGATTTGTTCGTTAAAGACAAGTATGTTTCGGAAGAATTGCGTAACTTAGCTAAAGAACTTAATGTATTACTAGTAACAGCTTCGCAGTTAAATCGTGCGGCTGTGGAAGAAATTGAATTTGACCACAGTCATATTTCCGGTGGTATTAGTAAGATTAATACGGCAGATAATGTGTTTGGTATCTTTACAAGTCGTGCTATGAAAGAGCGTGGACGCTATCAATTACAATGTATGAAAACTCGTACATCTAACGGCACAGGACAAAAAGTTGAATTAGACTATAATATCGAAACTATGCGTATTACTGATTTACCTGAAGATGCGACTCCAGTAAATTCATTTAAAAAATCTAACATTTACGACAATATTAAAACCCAAAGCAGGGTTAGCAGTGGGGAAACTATAGATTCCGATACTGGAGAAGTAGCTAAAATTACGGCAGAAGTACAAAGTAGCAAATTAAAGGCATTATTAGGGCAAATTAAACCTAATTAATTACAGAGCCCATAATTCAAATTGTAATAAATAATAAAAAGGTTCTGGCAAATATGCAAAAGAAAACCCGTAGTTTATTAGAAGAATTAGATAGTATGTATATCGAGCGTGATCAGCGTCATGTTATCGAAAATCGTGCGACTAATATCATTGCAAGTGCCATTCGCTTGCTAGAGCAAATTGACGAGTCTTATACACCCGAGCAAGCAGATAACCTTACACGCAAATTAATTAATGCTATTAAACTTCGCGACCCAGGCAAGTTTACTCGCACCGTAAGGAAGACTGATGCAAATTCATGAAATAACTAAACTCCAACGCACAGACGAAGGCATTTTAGATTCAGTTAAAAAAGCAGTTAGCGCAACTAAGACTGGGTATGCTAACGCCAAGGATAAATTTATTGCGGCTGGCGATCGTGCCCAAGAAAAACAGTGGGATAAAAAACAAGATAAAAGAAATGCCCAATCAGCAAAAGCAGCACAGGCACTTCAGCGTAAAGGATTCAATGTTGACACTACTACACCAGCAGCTCAAGCGCCTACACCTACTAGAGTAAAACAACAGCAACAACAAAAAATAGCACAATTACAAAAAGCATTTGACCAGGAGTTTGATATTAAAACTGGCGGAGCAGGCCCTGCGGCCGACGAAGGCGGAATTACTGTGCAAATTCAGCAACCTGGAACTACTTCGCCTACGTCGTACACAAAAGATAATAGTGGTACATGGACTGACGAAACTGGACAAAAAATTACTAATCCTAAATCTGTTGCTATGTTAAATGCCAAGGCAGATAATCCCAAAGGAGTTCAATTAAATCCTTCGGCTGTTCCGCCTGTAGCTCCAGTAAAATCTAATGCCGCAGCACCGCAAGTAACTAAAGAGGCTCGTATTAATCCAAATAGATTAGCAACTATGAAGGCTAGAGCCAGAACTCCTGGCGTTACACAGCCAGCCAATGGACCACAGAAAAAAGATATTGCTAAAGATTTTAATACTTGGATAAGTCAACATATTCCAGGATTACAAAGTGTACCAGATGAAGTTAAGCAAAAATTATCTACTATTTTCGATACAATGAAAGTAGCAAAAACTCCGCAAGATATTGATAGAGCTTTTCAACAATATGTTGATTTAGCATTAAGCTCTGTTAGCAGAATTTCGCAAGGTCAACAAGCTCAAGGGCAAGCAGGAGTATCACCGAGTGCCCAGTATGCCCAGCAAGGTATTGCCCAACAACTAGGTATAAGTCCTACAGCTATTGCTACATTACAACAAAAAATTCAACAAAACGGTGAAACAATCAGTAATCCAAATACTGGTTCTCAAACAATTGATAAATTAATACAAGCGGTAAAAAAACGATGAGATTATTAAAAGAAGGCGGCAATGTTTTTAAAAACGGAGACGGCCAAGCCCTAACACAACGAATTAACCAAACGGATGTTAAGCCTACATTAAATTGGCTTGAGCAAATGTTGGATATTGATTTACAAAATAATACTTTAGGTAGTACAGGATTGAAGCCTACATCGGGAGACTTAGATGTAGCTGTAGATATTAATGAAATTTCTCCTGAGCAATTAGCCGCAGAACTTACACAATGGTGTACTAGCCATAATTTAAAACCAAATGAATATGTTAAAAAAGCAGGCACCAATATACATTTTAAAACTCCTATAAACGGAAACCCTAATAACGGCTATGTACAAACCGATTTTATGTTTATGAAAAATTTAGGAGTAGGTAAATTCTTTTTGTCTGCTCCGGCAAATTCAGAATATAAAGGGTCAGATCGTAATATATTAATTAACTCAGTTGCTAAAGCATTAGGATATAAACTAGATCAGCGCCGTGGTATTATTAATCGTGCTAATGAAGAAGTTGTTGAAACCGATCCAGACAAGATCGCTAAAATTTTACTTAACCCTAGAGCTACGAAGGATGACCTCTACTCTGTGGAAACTATTGTCCAGGCACTACAAAATGATCCTAAGAAAGATGAAAAATTAGCACAAGCTCGAGATCACTTTACTAAAGCAGGAGTACCATTCTTTGAAACACGCGGTGAGTCAGACACAAACTTCTTGGCTCGCTTGCGTGACCGTATTGTTAACAAAGGAATGGCAAAATTAATCGAAAATACTGAAGTTAAAGGCGGACAAGCTAAGGGTATTGAACATATCGAAGACTTGGTATTCCGCAAAGGGACAGCTGGCATCAAAGAAGCATTAGCAGTTATAGCGCATCTTAAAGATAACACAACATCATCTGTTACTGTGAAATGGGACGGAAAACCAGCAGTAGTATTTGGTCGGGAACCAGATGGCACTTTTGTATTAACAGATGTAGCTGGGTTTGGCGCAGTTGGCTATCAGGGATTGTTTACAAGTCCAAAACAAATTACACAACATTTAGCTAACCGCGATGCTGAAGCTAAAGCAAAAGGTTTATCAGCGAATCGTGTGGCGCAATTGGCTCCTATCTACCAAACACTTTGGCCTATGTTAGAGCAAGCCACACCTAAAGATTTTAGGGGTTATATACAAGGCGATTTACTTTATACAAGTACCCCGCCTGAAGTATCTGGGGCTTTTGTATTCAAACCAAATACTGTAGAATATAATATTCCTGTTAGTTCAAAACTAGGACAAGAAATTGCTGGCAGTCAAGTTGGCATTGCTATCCACACTTACTATAAAGAGCAAGGCGCTGGCAAAGAGCCTTTGGGAAATGTAAAATTAAATTCAGTTCCAGGCTTATTGCTTATTGAGCCTATTACTCCTAAAGAGAATGTTAAGCCAACTGATAGTAGTTTAGTCAAACAATTAAAAGGTTTAGTCAGTGGACACGGGCAAGCAATCAATACTTTGTTTAGTCCTGCTGAACTTAGACAGTTACAAATCAGCGATTTACCTCGTTTATGTGTAGATTATATTAATAGTCTAGTTAAAGATGATACTGTGGCAGATTTTGATGTGAGCACACTAGTTCCAGGATTTGCTAAATGGTTACAAACTAAAGTAACACCGCGCAAGTATAATAACATTGTTGAATATTTACAAAGTCCAAGAAGTAATATGGATGGATTAAGTGCCGCATTTTCTGCCTTTGTATTGTTACATAATATTAAGATGGATATGTTACAGCAATTGGATCGCCAACATCCAGGACAAGAGGGCTGGGTTATATCACATCCAGGCGGAATGACTAAATTTGTTAATAGATTTGACTTTTCTAGAGCAAATCGCCGTCAAAACGCACCAGCCAACTAAATATTTTTATGGCACAAATTCCATTGGTATCGGGCGGCTCACAACCAGTATTCACTGTAGATCAGCGTATTGCTCCTATACCAGCAAATGTCCAAGAATATGGCGGTAATATAGCTAATAGTACCCCAACTCCGACAGAATAATATATCCAAAACCCCCATTTTTTATCTTCTGACTAAATACATGCAGGTCCTTTGAGACCAATTAACTTAGGAGATTTAAAATGGCACAAATTCCATTAGTATCAGGCGGTTCACAACCAGTATTTGCAACTGACGTTCTTAACGGACCACAGTTAGCAGCAAACACAGCATACACACCTGCTGGCACACCAACAAACTTTGCTGGTCCAAAATTAGACTTTTTTGGCGTTGGCTTAGGTAATTCAGCTTATAACCAAGCTGGTGTTAACGGCGCAGTTCAGTTGATTCTTCAAACAATTCAACAGACAGCTACAGTTGCTATCTATCAAGTAGATAACACAGCTAACACAGTTAACATGAGTTTAGCAATTTACCCAACAGCAGCTTACACAGCTACAACTTTGCAAGCTACTATCCAAGCATTGGGCAATATCCAAAACTCAACAGCTGGAACATATTGTAACGTAGCAGCAGCTACAGTTACTAATGTTGGTTTCCGTTTAGCTTCTACAGCTACTAGTGACAGCTAATTTAAAGTTTACTTTAAAGCACAAAAGCACCGCAAGGTGCTTTTTTGTTGACTTTAATTTCTATGCTAGTTACAATGGGTTAAATATACCTATATTATGACAGTTAGTAAGATTACAGAAGTTACCATATTCGAAAGTCCAGATGGCGGCCGCACAGTATATGCTAGGCAGCCTGGGCAACAACATCGAGAATTACATTCGCGAGATCCTTTATTGGATAAAGAATTAGCAGATATCGAACGACAACGCCGTTGGATGGAAATATTTCATGCTAGAAATGGTAATACGGCACTCGATGAATTATGTGAGCAAGTTGAAATTTTATATGAACTGTCTAAAAGTTCAGAATGAGATTTACTTGTAAAACCTTCTTTGATATTACTGTCACTGGCGTTACTGGACATTATAAATCATCACGAATTCCGTTCAAAGATTCAGATGGTAATAGTATCGAAGACGAATTATCGTGGAATAAAGCCAGAAATCAACAAAGAAATTGGGAAACTATTACTCAATTAATCAGTTTGCGAACACAAATTTCTCGATTACAAACACCCAAGAAAGACAATAATATTTGGAGTTTTGAATTTGAAACCGAAACACCCTATGTGTTTGGGCCCGAAGAAAACCCGACTGAAATGTTATTGTCTGACTCGGCAGGAGTTCCTATGCTAGTAGGTTTGGGAAATAATAAAAATTTAACTCCATTTTTGGTTGTTACAGGCAATGAGCAAAATATTTGGTTTGACATATTACAATAAATATATGATACTAAAATAGGATCGATTATGAGTGTTGAAGCTACGGATATTGAAAAGAAAAGTCTAGAGGCCCATGTGGAGCTCTGTGCTGAACGCTATAATGCGTTGGAAGACAAAATGGTTGCTATGGCTGAAAATATTGCACATCTTTGTTCTATGGTCCAGGAGGTTAAATCTAGTGTTAGTAAATTAGCCGAAAAAAATACAGATAGACTAATTAGTTGGGGCATTGGCATTATTGGGTTTTTGTCCGCTTCGACTATCTATCTTATATCCCACTACGTCATTAAATGATTGAAAATACACAAGAACTCAACAAGTTATTCCGAAAAGAATTTCCAGATTTATCTGCCAATCTTATTTGGCAAAATGATGCCGGCGGATATGAGGTATTTGACCGCTATGTAATAACCCCTGAAAAACACGGGTTTCGTGTACATTGTTCGGCAACAGATGTTGGTTTGTTTAGTACTACAAAAACCGCATTAAGCTGGTGTATAGCCGACAAATATACCCATCATAATTTAGCCCGCGATATACTAACATTAGATAATAAGTTAAGTTCATTAACTTCAGATATAGCAACAAGAGCTAATTTAGCGGATCGTAGTAAGCAACCTTTGTTCCGAGAAACCGTCGAAACCAAGCTAGAAACTAAGATTATACGCAAAAAACAAGTAGAGCAACAATTAACCAAATGTGTAAATTTTGCTAAATACTGTCAACAACGAGGATTTAATAATGAAACTGTTCGAACTGGCAACAACAAAGCCAAGCAAACAAGCCGCTAAGGTATTTGAGAGTTATTTTGGTGACTCCATTAATGTAGACGTAATGTCCGCAAAACAAGCACGATTAATGCTGTCTAAAGTACGCAAGCTCGTAAATGAGCATAAGTCTACAGCCGCTTATCATAGCTCAGAGCAAAACCCAACTTACTTAAAGTTAATGATGATGGAGCGAGTGCTAGTTACTAAAGTTAACGAAACTCCTACAGTAGCGGTTGGTTCAACAGCTGGCGCTAATCAAAATCAAACAATGTCCACGCAAGGTAT